CGGAAAAACAGCGCCATCCGTTTCCGTCGGCGTGGACAGTACAAAGGAGGCACTCACCGCGCTCAGTTCGCTGCACTGCTCGATGCGCCAGCGGCTGATCACCTCCTGCTCCGGATCGGCGTCACTGTTTCCGTTGACGAAGTTCACCGCATCCAGAAAACGGGCGTAAACCTTACGCCGGACCACCGTTCCGCCGACCAGACTCTGCAGATCTTCCGCCATCCCTGTGACCATGCCGTGCATATTAGAGACTTTCAGCGTTGGCCTTGCACTGGCTCCTTTGCCGTTCATCTCAAATCCACTTCCCTGAATGGGATAGGCCTGATACTGCCGCCCCTGCCAGGTGACTGCTTCACCTTTTTCGTTCTGCTCATTACAGAAGAAATAACGATCTCCGCCGACCTCTGTCAGATCAATTTCCCAGAGCACGACCAGCGCGGATTGCTCCGTTTTAGTGCACTCATTGAGTGTTTCCTGCTGTATATCCTGCATCAGTGAGTGACCTCTTCAAAGGTACAGTTAAAATCGGTATACATGGCATTATCCGAAATGCTCCACTCCCTGCAGACAACCCGGACAGTCCTGTTGTGTTTTGGCGGACGCCACAAAAAAGCACGAATCCCGGCATGACGGGATAAAAAACTGTCCAGCGCGGCACGGGAATATTCATCTGTGACACGAAATACCGGTTTAAACGTTTTCAGATCCGCATTCAGACCACCAGCCCGTCGCTGTTCATATCCGTCACCGAACTTTACCGTAATAACAGATGGCTTTCGTGTCGTCTCCATCCCCTCGCGGGGGATCCAGTTAAAAACTTCAGACTCAGGCACTGCATAATCCTCCGTCCCGACGTGATGACTGCATAATTGACACAACCCTGCTGTCGATCAGTTCCACCAGCCCCCTGGCTGACTGCGTATCTATCTCGCCATTGCTCCCTTTATTCTGAATACTGATGTGATACACGGGAGAATAAACAAATCCCCCGCCACCATTCACATTGCCAATGGCTCTGACTCCAAGAGAGCCGTCCGCTGCCCGGGTCAGTGGCATGATAGCTTCAGGCCCTGCCTCGCCCATCAGCCCGGCACCTTTCGCAAAAGCAAAATACGTCGGGGTATCCACAATGGTGTTACTGTAAGCACTCAGATTTGCCGATGTATAAACACCACCTTTTGCGTTTGCCACTGCACCGGAAAGCCAGTCGCCGACCGTACCAAGCCATCCTCCGGCACCGGACATGCTTTTGGAAAGTGACTTCAGCCCGTTAACGATGGCAGCGTTCATCAGAATTTTTGAAACTTCCTGGAGAATTGAACTCCCCCAGTTTCTCCAGTCCACAACATTTCCGGCCAGTGCATCGGAAATATTTGATACCAGCCCGTCCATAGTGGAAACGACAGCATCTGCCGCCTGCGAAGCATAATCAGTGGCACTGTCTGCCCAGTTCGTCAGCCCCTCCTGGAGTCCGGCATTCCAGTTACTGCGTAAAGCATCGGCCTTTGCATAATAATCCTGCTGATCGCTGAGACGCTCTTCCAGATACTTTTCATTCAGCGATTTTTCCTGTTTCCACAGGGCTTCTTCAATTTCTCCGGCCTGATACTGTCTCAGCAGCTCGTTATTTTTCTGCTCAAACGCCTGCCGGATACTCCACATTTCCTGGAGTCGTTCACGCATCCGTGAGCCTTCACCATATCCCAGCAACTGCGCATCGTTAGACGCCCGGGCACTGGCATTACTGTCCGCCAGGCTGCTTTCATAAGCAGCAAGCTGCTCACGAATCTTTTTCTGGTCAATGAGTGCCGCATTCTGTAAAAGCGTTTTTTTCTGCGCTTCTGACAGAGTTGATAATTCGCCCTGACTGACCTGATATTTCACCCTGGCCAGTTCAGTATTCTGCCCTGCCAGTGCTATTTGTTCTTTTTGCTGTTTAATCAGCCGTTTATAAATATCTTCTGTTTTTTCCGCTTCGGTCTTTTTATGTGTTTTAGGTTTATTTGCCTGGTTATTTCGCCAGGCATCCAGTGAGTTATTGATATAATTCTGTCTGGCTGCCTGATACGCCTCTCCCACAAAGCCGAGATCATCCGCAGCATAACCCAGGCGGGCACGCTCACGGGCTTCCCCCTTCAGGCGGGACAGAGCCAGTTCACGCTCGCTATTATTCAGCGCAGTCTGCTGTTTATCATCCAGAATGGCCTGTGGCAGCCGTAATGGTACATTCACCAGCCCCTGACGCTGCTGAAGTAACTCATTACCAAGCCCGAGAAGACGATTAAACTCGGTATGCTGCCCATTCATGATCAACAGGGACTGATACGCTTTGTTTTGTTCTGCCGCCTGTTGACGGATTAACGCCACCCGTCGCTCCTCCAGCCCGGCAAGCACATCCTGAATGGATTGCGCTTTGCCCTGCATTTGAGTGAGGCGAGACTGTTCAACTGCCAGTTGATTTGTTGCTTCTGCAAGCCCTTCTGTGACAGTTTTTACCGACGTCATGTGGTTAATCATAAAACCGTTATCGGTTGTCCAGCCCGGGTTTGCCAGCACATACTGATAGCCAGCAATTTTTTCCTGTAAGGATTTGATCTTACTTTTCTGCTCGTCAATTAACCTGTTTTGCTCATCAAGTGCCTGCCGCGTCTTTTCCTCATTATCTGACGTTTCAGGAAGCGACATTGCCGACGTTTTCTGGCGAATTTCGTCGATTGTTGCGGCATACTGGCGTGCAGATTCTCTGGCCTGCTCCTGATTCTGATACATCGTGTACCAGGCCGTAGCCCCCAGCATGACAAGCCCCGGCACACCACCAACCAGCCCCAGTGCCCCACTTAACAGACGACTCCCCACTGACGTGACATTATTCAGCGTTGTCTGTGCTGCTGTTCTGGCCGCAATATTACGGGTAAGTGACGCCTGGGCAGCAGCCAGTTTCGATTCTGCGGCTGCCTGCCTTTCGGTACCGCGAGCAGCAGCAACCGCCTGTTGCGCACGATAAACCGCCGCACGCGCCCTGGCTGTTGCTATCTGCGTCCCCCGGAGCTGCGCTTCCGCAAGAGCCACTTCGTTTCTGGCTGCAGTAATTAATCCGGCAGTTGCAGATCCAGCAGAAGACGCCATATTGCCAAAATATCGGGCTACCCCGACGGCAACCAGAGCACCGGCAGCGGTTGCCACGGTGTCAATATTGCCTGCAAGACCATTCAGCACCCCGGAGAGCGTCTTCGTCACTCCGCTTGCCTCGTTCGCACCACCAACCCAGGCCATAAAGGCGTTTTCAACTTTGGTTGCAGAGGATGAAACCGTATCAGGCATTGCTGCATATTCATCACGCAACGCCCCAAGCTGACTAATCAGTGCAGGAACAACCTTATCGGCGGTCAGTTTTCCGTTATCCGCCATGGCCTTCAGATCCTTACGGGCAACGCCCATTCCCGCGGCCAGCGCACGAATAACACGATCACCGCTCTCATTCACGGCGTTAAATTCTTCACCGCGCAGCACTCCCTGCGCCAGTGCCTGGCTGAACTGCGTGATCACCGAACTGGCTTCTGCTGTACTGGCACCGGATAATTTCAGGCCCGTGGAGATCGCCTCGGTGACTTTCAGTACCTCCTCAGAACTGTAGCCATACTCCCGCATGGAAGCTGCAGAGCGGGCAAAAAGGCTGGCGTTATCAGAAAACGCCGTTCCCGTTCTCTGGCTGATTGCCATTAATTCACGTTGTGATACCTGAAAATCATCACTGGACTGTGAAGCCTGCTTCAGACGGGCATTTACTGAATTCCACTCATCGGCGAGAGAAATAAGATGACCGGTAGCAAAAGCTCCGGCAAATGCCCCCGCCATATTCAGTGCCGAAGATTTAGCTGTATTTATCTGATCCGTCACTTCTGCCAGTGCACGCCGCATTTCACGGGATGCAGCAGCGGACTGCCGGCCTCCGTTCTGCATGGTACGGTAGTAATCCTGCCCCATACGCGAAGCCCGGGCGATCTCTGACTGGAATGACCGGGAGTTTGCCGAGATTTTAATAATCAGTTCACGTAATGTCGCCATTTACTTTAACCCATAAAAAAACCGCTTCTGCGGTTTTTTAAGATGATAATTATTGGCAAAACAACTTATATTTTTCCATACCGCCCGGGTCATGGTCATTAACAATTGTTACAGTTCCATGACTCTTAACTTTTCCGTCCACAACTTCCAAATAAACAAAATATGGTTTCTTCCCTGTATATCCACCAAACGTGTTTTTTGAATTGACATCTCCACAAACATAGCCATATAAATCACCTGACTTATGGAAAAAAGAATTAAACTTTGCACTATCAGGATCAATAAGTTTATCTTTAACTAAGTCTTCCCCTAAAGAAATAACATAATTATCTGATGGTTTACATGCACTAATAAAGAATATACAAGCCAATGTCACCACTAAATTTCTCATAATTAACCCTCCTGAGTTTGAATAATATATTCAATTTCAAAACGATTAATAAATTATCTTATAATGAAGACATTAGAGCAACCTCTAATCCAATAAATGGATCATCGCATTTATTTTCTTCAGAATCTTGCCCCCACTGAAGAAGCGCATCATTCAGTGGTACTTTGACCCCCTGCGCACCGTAAACCGCAGAAACTATCTGGGCAGCCCGGATATCAGCCCGTTCGTCCCCCAGCGGGCTGAACCTGTCAAATTCTGCCCACATCATGATTTCTGATGCGGACATTTCCCGGCGTAACTCTGACAATGTGCGCCCCATCCTGAGCGCCAGCATCATCAGAAAACGCATCCCCGGAAGCGCTACTTTTTTTTAACCTCGCCGGCATCACTGATCAGTTCCAGAGACTGCCGAAGAAGCCGCGCATGCACCGGGCCATACACGGCAATCACCTGTTCACGATCATCCTCTGAAAATACAGGTTGCAGTCCGGTATCACACAGAACATCAATGAACAGTTCAACATCTGCCTCCAGATTTCGGCGGGCGCGCTCCGCAACGGATAACGGTGTCTCATCATCTTTTGCTTTAACGATCTCCTGCCAGCGCAACCAGGCTTCTGCAGAAGGTTCCCGTAATACAACCGTTGCCCCTTCCCATTCAGGCACATCAACAGTTTTATGGCGAAACCCCGACATCGTTGCCAGTGCCAGATTACGGATATTTTTAGTCATCACATCTATCCTCATTAACTGACGGTAACAGTGCAGGAAGTGGAGGTCACCTTGTTAACAGGGCTTGCTGAATCAGAAATCTCGCAGGTATACGCACCGGCATCACCGGATGCTGCTGATGCCTTACTGAACGTTGCCGCCGTCTGTCCGGAAACAGGAGAACCACCTTTCTTCCAGACATAAGAATAAGGCGGCACACCACCGGCAGCCTCAACCACCATTTCGAGTTTCGCTCCGGCAGAAACCTGCAGCGTGCTGTTTAAATCGACCTTCACTTTCAGCGGCTCTGTCGTCAGTACAGGTTTACCTTTCAGGCGCAGGGAAAACGTTGCAGCCACAACACCATTGGTTCCTGCAGACCAGGTATGCTGACGCACCTCTGCCATAAAGGTAAATCCGTTGCCTGACGGAAAAATAACTTTAAAGCCATACGTGGTGTCATTGTCATAGGCACTGCGCAACGCGTTCTGGGCAGCATTCAGATAAAAGTTGCCTGACATGGAAATCTCTGACGCGGCACCAAGACCGTTAATATTTTCCTGCTCAACAGAACACAGCGTGGTGACATCAATATCCTGTTTCTGCCCGGCGGTAAACTGAACCTCTTTAATCGTACAGCTCAGTTCAAGAAAACTGGCAGAACTCAGCGTTTCTGCCGTTACCGGTGCAGACGAGATCATGACTTTGGTCTGCTGAGAACGTTCAAAATTAGAGGACATACTCGTCTCCTGAAAATAAAAAAACCCGCCAGCGGCGGGTGGGTAAAATCATTAACGATCTCAGGCTATTACCTGAAATTCAAGCGTGGCTCTGCTCAGACGGGAATCAGGATCATAACCCTGCGTTTTAGAAATAACGGAGGGTGCCAGTTGCCTTACCGCATCAAGCGCCTGCTCACGGATATCATCTGCGTCATCAGGTACTGTCGCCCAGACATCGATCTGCACGGTAATTCTTGATTCAGCCTGACCATCAAGCACATCAGATGCCGTGTCAGAGACCACAGAAAATACCAGCCATGGCGGAGATACCGCAGGCTTTCCCTCCGTCAGCGGGACCACATAAGGATAAACCTGTCCTCCGGCCAGTTTAGACAGCAGGGAATACAGTGTGGTCTCTCTCATTTACTTAAGACCTCATCAATAGCCTGATTCATTCGCTGTATGGCAATCTGTGCTGCCAGTTCCTCTGTCGTATCGAAAGCCGGGCGAATGAACGGATGCGCGGGCATGTTTATCGTTCCCAGCTCCACAAAGCGCCAGTAAAACGCATTTCGGGGATCGCTGGCTTTCATGCTGTTATCACTGTTTCCGGTTCGCAGGTTACGTCCGCGAATGTGGACACCCGAGATAATTTCCCCCCGACGCTTTGAACGCTGAGTGAGAACAACCACATTTTTCTTCAGTTTCCCGGTTCGCTCCGGCGCACGTTCAACAACTGCATCCCGCATAGCTTCAGCACCGGCACGGGTGGCATCGCGCAGAACCTTATTGTTTTCTGCCCTGCTGAGCGTCTCCAGATCCCGTGCAATATCCGCCAGACCTGAAAAATCAAGACTGAAATCCATCACACATTCCCCTTCTGAGAACAGAGTATCTCAAGCCGGGTGGCACGGGCATCCGGTATCGGCGGACCGTCTATACTCAGAATCGCGCCTTTGAATGCACCGGTCAGCACTTTCAGACGTGAAGTCGCTGTCACATCGCGCCGGAATCTCGTCCAGACTCTGACCGTAGCCTGAGCGGTTTCTGCTCCGCCTGAGATTCTCTCCCTCCCGCTGATACCCTTAACTTCTGCCCATACGGTAGCTCCCTCCGTCACCGTCTCCACCGGATGCCCTGACGGAGAACGGGCGGTGGTGACATTCAGAATAGTTACGCGATCACGTAATCTGCCCGCCTGCATGGTTCCTCCTACAAAGGAATAAAACGATAAGGCTCCAGCAGAGAAGAAAAACCAAACGGGACTGGTGCCTTACTGACATCTGAGGAATTTTCCCGGTTTTCGTACCAGTGCCCGACCAGCAACATGAGCGCCAGCAAAACATCATCAGCTATAAGCACCCCTTCAGGATCACTCTCTGGCACCGTCTCCTCATAAAGCTTACGGTTGATAAAATTTTCTGCCTTGCGGCAGGCAGCCCGGAAATACAGCATCAGTAACTCATCATCAGTTGCATCATCTGTATCAATACGGCACTGCGCCCTGAGTTTTTCCACTATTGCTGCCATCAGAAACTCCTGCCCGCAACACTGTGCGGGCATAAAAAAACCGCGTCGGCGCGGTCTGTAACTGAACAACGAGTGGTTATTTGCCAGTGAGCGCCTTGATGGCTGCCACATCTTCCAGCACACAGTCAAAACGATGGAAAGCCAGAAATGCCACCTGATCAAACTCAGCATAACGCTCAACCAGACGTTTCAGTTCCATATAAGTAACGCGGCGAATGATAAAGCGGTTGAAATCCCCCAGGAAAATGAATTTTTTTCCGGTACCAATCCCGTCAATAGCCTGATCAATAACATAAGGGATCCCCAGCACAGTAGCCGGCGTACCGCCTGCAATATCCGGCAGCCATAACGGGCGTTTCTGCCCATCCTCCATCTCTTCAATAGTCTGCAATGTGGCATCATTGAATGCCCAGCGGTATTTCGGCCCACCACGATATGCCGGATCAATGGCATGTTTCAGGGCATTCATTTCTTTCCAGGTGAAAGCGGCAGAGGCTGCAGTCTGGATGGTTCCCGTCACCGACGCTGCCAGCCCTTTTGGCTGTAACGGTGATCCCGTTCCGGTCCCCTGAACCAGATATTTTGCCTCTCCACGACCAATACGCTGGGCAATACGGTTTGCCAGATAAGATTCAATATCCACCCCACTATCCTGGAGCAGCTCATTGGACACACGAATTATTTTTGATGACAGCTTTTTAGCCCCCAGAATAGCGGTCCCGAACGTCACATCTTGTTCCGTTGCGGCTGTATTTTCCGCCAGCAGTTCGCCCTCTTCAGTCGTGCCATCAGACGTTGACCAGGTGATATCCTGCCCGGTTGATGTGGTCAGAAGTTGCGCCACACTGGCAATCCCGCCATAAGCCTTCATGGTGTCAATGATTTTGTTACGCATCTGCGTGGGCACCGTATATCCGCCCTGAGAATCCGTTGTTACACTCTGAGCCCGCAGTTCACGCATCAGATTACGCTCTTCAGCATTCAGTTCTGCAAATCCGGCACGCAGAAAACGGTTAAATGCCGCAGCGCGCTTCTCTTCCACCGCCTTTTTCCCGTTCTCCGCCTCATTATTCTGGCGCTCTTCCGGCCCGGACTCATCCACATATGCCTGATCCTGACGGCGCAACTCTTCTTCACGGGCGATTTGCTCATCCAGCGCATCCAGCTCAGCTTTCGCCCTGTTCCACTCTGCCCGTTGCTCATCAGTCCATGCGTTATCACCAATTTTTTCATGCAGTGCACGCATATCCTTTGCAATGGTGTTTCGTTTTTGCTTCATCTCATGAAGTTTCATCGTCAGTAGTATCCTTATGCATTAAGAAGGGTCAAAAGACGCTCACGCGCCATTCGTTCGTTAACAGCTTTCTTCAGCGCACCACTCGCCCGCGCTTCCTGCCAGGCTTTCATTGAGCGGACACCAGAGTCTGCGTCCTGATAGGCCGGATATGTCACCGGGCTGACGTCATACAGACGAGAAATGCGCGTGATTTCCCGGATAACAATCCCCTCGTCGTCTTCATACCAGCTCTCTCCATCACGGGCGACGCGAAACGCGAACGAGGACTGATTAATGTCACCACGCAACATTGGTGACAGCACCAGGTCACAAATCGTCGGCGTATCCGGTGCAACAATGTCATAACGCAAACCACGTTCATCCACTGATAATGACAACGTGCCGGCAGAACTTCGTCCGAGAATGAAATTAGGATCATGATTAAACAAGCCACGTACATCATCATTCAGCACGTCGTCAAAAGCCCCCGGCTTGATGATTTCACGAAATCCCCACAGAGGTTCTGAACGACTGTTAAATACCGAGCCATACCCCAAAATATGAGTCGGGGCATTATCATATTGTTCTGCCCGCACTTCCCCGCAGTAACAGCGCGTTTCACGGTCATTCATCGTTCTTTTCCTCTTTGCCTTTCGTATCTTTAAAATCATTCAACGGATTTGCTGCATTTACGCTGACCAGCATTTCATCCAGACCATCAACCGGGTTCATGTCCTCAAATGCCCTGGCTTCATTCCGGCTCATCCAGCCATCTGTAATGGCAAAGTGATAAAACTGCGCACGCTCCTGTGGAGTCCCGCGGAGCAATCCTGTAAGGTTGAAACGAACGTAATACCCGGCAGCCCGTTCTGTGCGGGTAAACAGGCGACGGTTAAGCTCCTGCTCCCAGTTCGCAACCCAGGGCATCATCGTGTAGCGAACAAACTGAATCGCCTGCTGCGTAATATTCGAAAATGTGGCTTTTTCCAGGTCATTAATCATGTGCGCCGGGACATTAAAAATTCCGGCAATCATCGACCGGTTCAGCTTGGTCATATCAATGATCTGAGCATCCACCGGAGAAACTGTCAGGGCACGGTAATCCAGTTGCGCAGGCAGCAGCATGGTTTTATTTTCCTGACTGCGAAGCGCTGTCACCGCCCGCTGCCACATATTCTTGAGCCTGCTCCAGCTCTGTTCGTTCAGTTCATTTTTCACAGAGATAATCCCGGCAGGACGGGCATTACCGTTAAAAAAAGCACTGGTATACTGCTGACCACTCATTCCCATACCAATGGTTTCAGCATGCTGCATGATCGGACTCAGTCCCATTTTTTGATTGTTTCCCAGCGCCCTGATATGGATCATGTCGTCCGGACTTACCGCAAATGCCCCCTCTTCGTTATACACCCCGTAGGTATGACGCCCACCAGTATTAAGTAACGTGGTTTCCCATGGCATACAGCATTCAAGACTGGTAACCTCGCCACGACGATTACGTTTTACCCACGTATAACCATTGCCCCACCCCAGCACATGACGCTGCTTCAGTTCCCGCCACTTATAGCTGGTCTGCCAGGCATTAGGTTCATCATGAACGAGCCAGAACAACGGATGATCGCGTGCCGGCTGAACATGCTCATTCGTTTTTCGCATCACATGCAGGGGCATCTGAGCCACACTGGATGAAATAACATAAATACAGGCATAGACAGCAGCCAGCTTCATGGATGTTTCCGGACTGACATACACATCCCGGGCAAAAATATTATCCGTCTCAGCGGCCTCTCCGGTTACCGGAACCGAGGGATTTTCCAGAGGCTCACTGCGAAACAGAGCATCAAGAAGCATGTTTTCTCCTCATGGACACCACCAGTGCATAAAGCAGCAACAAACAGCCAGACAGCATCAGAGACGCTGGCAGACCTGCATAAAGATAAACGCCAGCAGTGAGCAAACCGAAACCGATCAGCCCGGTCATATCAGTAATAAGCTGTTTCACAGAATTAACAGGTCCTCATCAGGATCAAGCGTGGACAGAAAGTCATTCACGCCCCCACCATTTACCAGAAAGCGGCTCATGGCTGTAAAAAGCGCAACAGGGCCGTCGATTTTGGCTTCCGGCGTGGATTTATTCGGGAAGATATTGTCGTTTTTGTCCGGTTTTACCGTAACGTTAGACATCATCCAGTTCATGACCGGATGATTGCTGTGATGGAAACGCCCGGCATAGACCAGTGATTCCGTTTCCTTCATGGCCTCTGACAGATTGCGGACCGTCTGCGGAACCTCCACCAGCGGTATCCCTTCTTCAGCCAGTGCCAGGCTGAACTGCATTGCGCTCCACGGGTCAAATCCCAGTTCCCTGAGGTTTTCACCGCCAATCCATTCCAGTAAGTCACTTTTTATCTGAGCATGATCGATAACATCACCATCCGTCAGGATGAGCTTATCCATCTCCGCCCACTTCCGGTAAAGTTCTGCCTGCTGCCGTGAACACCGTTCCAGTCGCCCTTCCGGAAGCCAGAATTTAAAATCAGCATGAACATGCCCGTTATCCGTTCGCCAGAGTTTTGCCACCGCACAGATATCAATCTTATGAGCAAGGTCGACGCCGACCCACATGGGATACGTTTTCAGCTCATGCTGTGGAGCGATGTATTCGCACTTCTCCCACTTAATCATATCCATCCAGGCAGATTCGGCAGTGACCCACACATTCATGTGTTTGGTAAAAAAATTCACCCGCGCAGAGACCTGTTCCTTCGCTTTTTTCGCCAGACGACGCAGATCATCCCAGCGTTTACAGATGCCCAGGCCAGGATTCGCTTTCTGCCAGACCGTTTCATCAAACGGATCATCTCCCTCATCGAGGGTGTAAATAATCGCAAAGTAGGAGTCGTCTTTTACCGCGCCATCCACGTCGCTGTTATAGCCACGCAATACCTTGATGGCGTAATCGCGTTGCTCGTAACAAATCCCTTCCTTGTTAAAGCCAGCCGTGGTGATACCAAATAAAAGGGACTGCAGACGGGCACCGGTTGCCGTTTCCAGAACGTCCCACACGTCGCGGGTTTTATGTGCATGCAGCTCATCAATAATGGCGCAGTGGATGTTCAGACCGTCCAGGTTGTTTGCATCCGAGGAAAGCGGTTCAAATTTTGATGCGCTCTGCTCCTGGTAAATCGCCAGCTTGTTGAAATCAAACAACCGCCCGAGTGTCGACCGGGCTTTTCTGACCATATTTTTGGCGTCTTCAAACACGATTCTGGCCTGGTCACGCGTGGTTGCGGCTGAATACACCTCAGCCCCGCCTTCACCATCTGCCCCCGTCATATACAGACCGATACCCGATGACAGGGTTGATTTTGCGTTTTTACGGGCAACTTCGTTGTATGCTGTCCGGAACCGGCGCACCATCACCGGGCGCCCGCTGCCATCGCTGCGCATGACAACTTCCCCGGTCTCTTCATTGACCAGCGGAATGACAAAACCAAAAATATTAATGAGGATAAATACATGCCAGTCCATCAACTCAATAGGCTGGCCTGCCAGCGCCCCTTTTACATGAGGCACAAATTTGTAGAAATTCAGGATGTGCTGCGCACGGGGTTCACTGAAATAAATCCCCCGCTCTTCGCCGTACTTCAGGTCATCAAGAAAACGCTGGCAGGCCAGGCGGACAAATTCGCCAGCAACAATTTCTCCTGCAACAACACGTTCGGCGTAGCGGATCCCGTCAGCCACTTTTGCCATCAGTCTCTCGCTTTTAAAAGCTCCGCCAGCGGATCAACATCATCCGGTCCGGCAATATTTACTTTGGCCCGGCTTGCCGGTGACATACCAAACTCTGCAAGCATCGCCCGGATCCGCTTCCAGGCATCCGCCTTCATCGCAGCAGCCGGGTGTGCCTTAATCAGCACATCACCGTTCTGCGTTTCCGTGCGGTAGGTATAACCCTCAGCATCAAGTGTTTCGCAGTGATGCCGGTATTCGGTGTAGGCTTCCACCAGTAACTCGAGTGCACGCGCATCAAGCTGAGAAATGATCCCTTCCGCATTCAGTTCTTCCGCCATTCGCCTGAACCAGTACTTCCCCTGCGACCCTAAATGTTGCGGAATTTTAGGGAGACCTTTTTCATCCTTTTTAGCGGTTTTTTTGGGGTCTTTAACGGGGCGCTTTGAGGGGTTGCCTCGTATCAAATGCAGGCGTGGCGGGGTTTTCGGGGGTCCGGACATAATCGGTTTTACCTATCAATCATTTAATCACATTCCAAAAAAAAGTTTTCGAACCTGCGGCGATGCGAGGAAGGGTCAGGCGGCGGTACTGAGCAGCCAGAGTTGCAGAGATTTGACCCGCCCCTCCCCTACAGATGGGAACTGTTATCAATTGATGCGTTCGCGCGCTGTTTTTGCTTTATGACAGGGCCAGCACAGACTCTGCAGGTTACTGTCTGCATCCGTGCCACCATGAGCTTTCGGAATGATGTGGTCCACAGTTCTGGCTTCAACGGCTCTCCCATTGCGCAGGCAGTTCTGACACAGATGATTATCACGCTTCAGTATGCGCGCACGTATGGCATCCCATTTCGAGCCATAGCCTCGCTGGTGGCGACTCAGTCCGCGCTGATGCTGTGCCCATCCTTCGCCACGATGTTTATCGCAGTAACCAGAACTGTCTGTGGTTGTAGCTGCACATCCACGCTTACGGCAGGCGCGTGGGATTAGTGATGGCATAAATACCTCATACCCTGCGAAATGTTTACCACGATAAAAAGGCTACTTAATGCACTGAGTGCGGATATACTCCTGTGCCCCTTCCAGTTGCATCTGCATCGTCATCAGCCGCTCTCTGAGGGTGAAATAATCCCGTTCAGCGGTGTCTGCCAGTCGGGGGCTGGTTGCATTATCCACGCTGGTGGGTCCGGTGGCTTCACGCACGGCTGCGGAGCAACTGGCATTGACCCGCAGGCGCTTACGACCAGCGGCAACATCAGCGCGCAGAGTTTCATTTTCAGCTTTCGCATTAGCTAATTCTCTCGAGTACTTTGCATCGAGCGCAGCAACATCACGCTGACGCTGCTGCATGTCAGCGATGGTGGCAATCACCTGCTTCAGCTCACCGACTTTTTTATCACGCTGTTCTTTGTAGGCGATGGCGTGATCACGGTAATGATTAACCGCCCATGACAGGCAGACGATGATGCAGATAACCAGAGCGGAGATAATCGCGGTTACTCTGCTCATACCTCAATCTCTCTGACCGTTCCGCCTGCTTCTTTGAATTTTGCAATCAGGCTGCCAACTTTATGCTCGAACTGACCATAACCAGCGCCCGGCAGTGAAGCCCAGATATTGCTGCAACGGTCGATAGCCTGACGAATATCACCGCGATCAATCATTGGTAAAGCGCCACGCTCTTTAATCTGCTGCAGTGCAACAGCGTCCTGGCTTTTCGGAGAGAAGTCTTTCAGGCCAAGCTGCTTGCGGTAGGCATCCCACCAACGGGAAAGAAGCTGGTAACGTCCAGCTGCGGTTGATTTAAGTTGCGGGTTTAGCGTGACAAGTTTGCGAGGATGATCGGAGTAATCCGTGAATAGCTCACCACCTACAATAACGTCGTAGCCGTGATTGCGGGTTGGCTGTCGCCCGTTATCCGTTCCTTCTGACCACGCCAACATATCGAGGAAAGCTTTACGCTGGGAATTTAGTACCTGCATAAATTACTCCTTAGAGCCACCAAACTTGTTACCGATTACTCGCATTGCAGCCCCACGAATAGCATCGACACCGATCAGCCCCACGCCGCCACCAATAGCAACAGAAAGTGATTTAGGCCATCCGACATACTCAAGAGCGGATGCAAAGGTCAGCGTCAGAGCGCCACAGAGCAAAATCTCGAGCGTTTTTCGCTTCCAGCCACCACCACCGCCAAAATAGGCGATGCGCAAACCAGCCATAACGATCGACATAATCACTGCACCCAGCGGTGTGTCTCCACGCCACCAGCTCTGAAACAACTCCAGCCAGTCCGGCCAGGTATTTGGGTTATGAGGCATTTCGTCATCTCTCACCTCGCGATATTTGCGGGTGCTGTGTTGGAAATAAAAAGGCCACGCAACGTGGCCACCAGAATTATTTCCCCACCAGTTCACTTACCTCTTTCGCCGTCTGATTAAACCGCTCTGACTCAAGTTCAACACCTAACGCCCGACGCCCCAGCGCCATTGCTGCTTTTATTGTGGAACCGGATCCCATAAAGAAATCAGCAACCAGATCACCAGGTCGACTACTGGCATTGATTATTTGCCGGAGCATATCCGCCGGTTTCTCGCACGGATGTTTACCCGGGTAGAACTGAACGGGCTTATGCGTCCAGACATCGGTATAAGGCACGGAGACTGATACGGAGAAATAGCGCCGGAGAGATTTAAACTCATCCAGCAATTCAGAATATTTGCGATTCAGTGAATCATAAGATGCCACCAGCTGGTGGTGTGGTTGTTCCAGTTGTTGTTCCTGAAACTTCTCTGCCGCTATACGGGAAAACAGTGCCTGTAACTTCCGATAGTCAGCCTCATTCGGCAACTGCCACTGACTGGCACCAAACCAGTGGGAAACCATATTTTTCTTACCTGTGGCTTCGGCAATTTGTTTTGCCGTTATACCCAGTTCGGCACGAGCATCCCTGAAATACGATATCAGCGGTGCCATTATGTGCTGTTTGAGTTCCCTTTCTTTTGCCGCATAGCCGTCACTTTTGGGCTGATATGGTCCCTGATAATGTTCAGCAAACAGAATGCGTTCTGTTGCCGGGAAATACGCCCGCAGGCTTTCCTTGTTACACCCGTTCCAGCGCCCGGACGGTTTCGCCCAGATAATGTGATTCAGCACATTAAAGCGTTCACGCATCATGATTTCGGTGTCAGATGCCAGGCGATGACCACAGAACAGGTAGAGACTTCCGGCAGGTTTCAGTACCCGCCAGAATTGCGCCAGACACTGATCCAGCCATTTCAGGTAATCATCGTCGCCCTTCCACTGGTTATCCCAGCCCTCGGGCTTCACTTTAAAGTATGGCGGGTCTGTGACTATCAGATCGACAGAGTTTTCCGGTAAGGTCTGGATAAATTCCAGGCAATCAGCGTTGATTAACTCACAACTGGATATTTTTACAGTATTAACCATAGATCAATAAGCACTTCTCTGATAGGCTCATACCGCTTTTGCGCAAAGCAGATGGGCCAGAGGTTTGCTTGTGACCCCAACGCATGAGCAGATGGCTGATAGGTGCCGCTAACACCCACCAGCCGCCCATTACCACAAATTAAAAAGCCTTCACTGCGGAAGGCGTCTGTAACAACCGAACTGATAATCTGCCAGACCCGCCATAACAAGCTGGGTCAGTATTAACTGGCAGCGTTCGCGTGAAAGGTAAGTATTCTGCGCAATTTCCCCGACGGTCGCCGGTTCGGTGACGCTTAATTCATTAAACACCACTCTGGCGGTTTCGGTCATATCCTGCTGTTTTAGCATGTCTTTTTCCCTTTTCCGGTTAACGTGACATACCAATAACTCTTGTCGAAAAAGCCAGCAAGCTGAAAGACCGGTATTCGCAACCATCAGCGCGTTTAACGTCCTGTACCGTTTTTCAGGCATAAAAAAACCCGCAAAAAGCGGGCTCTTTCAAATGTCCATGTCTGCTATTCGCCTCGCGGTACAGCTTTGCGAAGCGTACCGGAATTGAAGCAGTTTTTACGTCAAAAAGCAATAACTTTTTTCTCTATACCAAAAGCCATAACCATTGGTTTGTACAAAATAAATTCTGCCACCTTTAGCCAATGCTCAATGCGTCTTTCACAGGTTCTTAAACTCCATTCCGGATGTGCATCATTCAGCAGTTCAGCCATTTTGCGCTTAGTCATCCCCCGCTCCACATAACGCTGACTCAGAACATTGAGCAGCCCGGGATAACCTGCCAGTACTTCACCAATAACCCTGTCGATTATTAACGCCTCTGAATCGGTACAATGTGCCAGCCAGCTTTTTTGATTGCCGTTGATCATATCCCGCAAAAAAGCCTCAAGTTCAGGTTTGTCCAGACCCGCTTTTTTCATCCTCCGGAGCGCCTCGTTAATTGCCGTTTTTGTCAGCTTTTTAGAGGTCAGTAATTGGTTGAACATATTTCCCGTCTTACCGTCGCCAATATACGACCAACGCCCCCACATACGCAGTTTCCCCTGGATCCAGACACTTTCCAGCGTTTTCAGGCGTAAATGCTCACCGCTTTTGCCTGTAATTTCCGGGTATATCATATTTATGCTCACTCACTTTCAATTTTGTAAATCTTCACGCCCAGCCGCCCACCAGAAACGAGCTGACCGCGCACAATATTGATTTCATCAAACTGCTCGTCGTCTATAAGTAGTCCGGCATGCGTAAGCGCATCCAGTGGTGCCTTCAGGATATTGTCCAGGTCGCGGCGGCGCTTATCCGGTGGCTCTGCAATAATCTTTATCGCCAGCCTTCCGGACAGGTTTAATTTCAGCCGCTGCTGGCGAACAATAAGTGCCACATCCCGGCGATAACGCTCACCGGCTTTTGACACAAAATATGTGCTGCCACGACGTCGCCAGTAGGTGTTCACCGTCGGCGGGTAAGGCAAAACAAATTCTATGCGTTCAGTCATTCATGCTTTCCACTTCAGGACACCCGAATTTCTCGCGTGCATTAAAAAACGAATCAGCAACAACAGCTGGCTGCCGTGTTTTTCTTCAAAATCTTTTACCCCGGCGTGCAGTTCGTTATGACATTTACGGCACAGCGGAATAACAAACAAATCATCAGCCTTTGTTCCCATCCCTCCCAGTCCATGACCAATGATGTGATGCGGATCATCTGCCTGATTACCGCACGTCATGCATTTCTGCGTTTTTACCCAGCGCGTGTATACAGGCATCTCTTCCCGTTGTGGTTTCTGGCGCTGGAGATACTGAGCCGGTGACTCCGGATCAACGGCAATGCTGACCACCGTCTTTTCCTGTGGCGGGTTTTGCTGGTGGGCGTGAGGCAGCAGCGCAAGATTTTTTGTGCGCTGCTTCAGTATGCTGGTGGCGGTCTGCTCTCCCGGTACGATGTCGCTTTCGCGGTACACCGAGCGGATTTTTTCCGCACGCAATCCCAGAGAACGACGTAATACTGCCTCCGGCAATACGTCCGCTACCTGATTGCAGACCGCCCACCAGGATAATTCAGCCAGCGATAACTCCCGCTCCTGTGTGCCATTCATTGCGTGACGGATGACGTCAATCATCCATGCTGCCAGGTTTTGTTGAGCCAGATGTTCCAGTGAGTCGGAGGTCTGGTCGCGCAGCTGGTTGTCGCAGTGCCAGCACAACACCATCGCGCCAGCACCGTAACGATGTATGACGGTTTCGCTGTGGTGATAGTCGCCATGAGGCCACTGGCAGGATTTGACATGACGCAACAGCCAGTCAGAAAGTGCACCAGCGCCGCCAGCAGCACGAATCACCCGTTCGTTACTGAAAAACGGCAGCAATGTTTTGTCTTCCGCCAGCGGCTGGCGAATGGCAGGAACGACTCCGGACGGCAGACCGCGCATGCTTTTCGGTTCCGGCTCCACCAGCACTCGAGGGTTATGAAATACCTGCATGGATTCACGACCAGGCTTAAGGACCACCAGCCCGAGTTCCGGTACCGGAACAGGTCGAAGTAATACCCGCACGTTACCTCCAGATGCGTTGCTGGAATGTGCGGGACGGACGCGGCGGACGTTCGGAATAAGGGAGCCTGACGGAGATTATCCAGTGGCGACGGTCAAGGCTGAGGTCTTTCTCAAACTCATACCCACGTCTGCGGTAGTTCTGAATCAGCCATTCGGCCTGTTCTTCAGTGCAGGGGTCATGCTGGAACCAGTCATATTTGAATGTGTGAGAACGCCGCCCGTGCCTGCTGGCAAAGACGGCTGAATTATCAGAATTGTGTAATTTGGTCTTGTGCGCCATCTGTTTTCTCTGCTGGCGCATCTTTGTCAGGTAAAATGGTGTTCAGCCATTTTGGGTGGCATTATTGTTGATACATACAACTTGTTCAAGTCCGCATAAACTGATACACGATCTCCCTGAGCACTGTTTTCGATACAATTCGCTCATCAGCCCGCAAAGCTCTTACCCTAAGCATGTTCCCTTTTCGATGCCATACAGCTCTGGCTCCATCCGGAAAACAATCCATTTCAGCTACAACCGACATATCGTCACAACGAATAACTGCGTACTTACAATTCGCGGCGATCAACTTCTGCATTGTAAAACCTCTGGTATTGGATAAAACATGGCTGGAATATATCCACTACAAATAACGATTTCACTCCCAAAAAATGCGTATTTCATGAGAAAAAACAATGACTTTTTCTTTCTGTCATTTGTATACTCTAAAAATAGAGTGTTTTTTGAGCCGCCATTCCTTAGCAAGTCCTCTGTATGGATATTGCCTGCCCTATTTAATTGTGTCACACTATGTATTACACAACGGTATGGAACCAAACATGCGCATTTTCAAAAATGCCTGGTTTGAACGCTTCGCACGAAAAAATCGGATTTCCGATAAAGCTCTGCGAGAAGTCGTGGAACTAGCTGATAAGGGACTCATATCCGCAGATTTGGGTAGTGGTGTCATTAAGCAGCGATTAGCCCGAAGAGGTGGCGGTAAATCAGGCGGTTATAGGACAATAATTTTTTACCGCGTCGCAGAAAAGGCTTTTTTCATCTATGCGTACGCAAAGAATGAGAGAGAAAATATTACAGCCATCGAGGAAAACGCATTTCGAAAAGCTGCGCATCACGTTCTCAATCTTACTGATGAACAACTGGCGCAATTGATCCTGCAAGGTCAGTTTACGGAGGTACCCAATGAGTAAAAATTACCGCAGTGATGCACTTGCATCCGTACATGAAATGATGGAGTCACTTCAGGATATTGGCGCAGTTACAAAACAAACTATGAGAGAGTTTGATGAACTCTGTCTGCAACCAGCGCCAACAATGTCGCCAGAAAGAATCCGGGCACTTCGCGAGCGCGAGCATCTGTCTCAACCTGTTTTCGCCAGATATCTTAATGTCAGTAAAAACCTCATTTCAGACTGGGAAAGGGGAATAAAGCGCCCTGGTGGCCCTGCCCTTCGTTTGCTTTCTGTGGTTGAGAAAAACGGAATTCAGTCAATCTGTTAATAAAAATTCACCATGAATAGCAAAACCCCGGACCATCAATCCGGGGTTTTTGTTTGTTATCCCCAGCGGCAAATCGAATACACCACCAGCGCCACCGCCATCGCAATTCCTACCGTTGTGAATGCTTCAGGCCAGGTCATCGATTCACCTCCTGCTCAATATTTTTAAGGTCATTTTCCGCATACAGTATTGCTGTCCTGGCTGCTCGTAACCGGGCTTTGGCATTTTTCTCTTCACGTTCAAGTTTTGCCACAGCTTCACGAAGAGCATCCCGCTTTGCATAGAGTGATTTAATCTCAGACACTATGTTTTCACCGTTTCTCGCACGGTCGAGAACAAGTTCGAACGGATCTAAAGCCAATCCACACCGTTTGCAGGTAATCGTACGATTCACTTCTGAAATTGTTGTACGGATATGCTGACAGCATTTTTGCTCGACACTTTTTTCGTCGGTTATCACAACGTTGAGGAGTCCTTCCTCCTCTGATTTTGGCTGTACCAGAGTGATAACATTGTCGACTTCATTTTTCATCCGTTCACCTCCTGCGGTGGTTCCGGTAGCGGCATCCAGTGAGTTGAGCTCTCTACTTCGACGCCGTCTTTGTCCACAAAAGCCATCTTATTCCCGCCACAAGTGGGGCAAAAAACCTTATCCCAAGAACCGGGGAATACATTACCGAGATCATCGAGAAGAATCACATCGCAATATTCAGCAGGAACTGCATCACTACAGCTTATCCAGCCAGCCGGAGTTACCGGAGGGGTACCCGATAGCGCATTCTGCTCCAGTGATGCTTTTACAAACCACGCTGCCTGAACTATAACGCCATGAATCCAGCGCAAATCAGCATCGCGATCTTTCTTTTTCATCTTCTCGCCACTTAAAGCCTGGCTTATGTGGCTGCGTACCAAGTCTTCATGTAACGCCTTCGCATCCTCAATGGTGAAACCACCAGGCAGGCGAGTCGGGGTTACATGAGGGTTGCCTTCCCCCTGACTCTGAAGCATGGCGGCACTCCGCTCTATACCATCCAGCGCGATTCGCAGTGCCTGAATTGTGGTAGAGCTATCGTTTGGGGCTATTCCATATCGCTCGAATACAGCGATATGACCGCGCATAATCTCAGGCGTAAGCTCTTTGTAAGCATAAGCAAGAGACCCTGATACATTATCCGGCACAACCGGAACTGACGGCGCAGACAGTAAAGCCTTGGCCATACACATTGCTTCCAGTCCTGTAGCCTCAGCTATACCGTCACGAATAAGTTCAAGCCCCTCTTTTGTTAACAGTTTCATTCCTTTATACATGACGGGCACCAGCGGTTCAGCTACCAGCGATGCCAGTGCAATTTTGAATAACTCGCCCTCTACCCGCGCCATCTCTGAATTGGGGTGGCATTTCGCAATCGCTATTTTTAATTTCGCTTCTTCGATTAATTGTTCTTTGGTTAATTCAGTCATTTCAGTTTTCCTTATATGGATTAATTTTGTTGTGTAGCGCCCTGAATGGTTCCCATACCATATCGATATACAGTTCAACAATCGGCTCAAATATTTTTCCGATTATCCAAACCAGAAACAGCAGGTTTATCGGTATCATCAACACGATAAACAGAATGAGAAACAGAAATTCTGTTGTTCTACTCTTTCGCGGATATTCTTTTCTGAATAATGCAGTCATTTATTACCGCCCTTTCGGGCGGCCTCCTGATGTTTTGAGGGTGCAGGAATCCCTCCGGTTAAGGATTTAATAAAAATCACTTCTGATTTAAATTTTCAGTGTTTTGTTGCCAGGGGATTTATCGCCTTTACGCTTCAGCCTTATTTCGCAACCAGACACAAACCGGGCCATCTTCGGTGTCATGTATTGAACCAATAAACCATCCATCGCCCTCTGGTCGTTCCGGTTCCCAGGTGGAAATATCAGGACCATCTGCATCAAGATTAAAATCATCTTCATCCATAGTTCTGATGGTCCATTGAAGATTATTTTCCTCCATCCATGCGTTAAACTCTTCCGTTGAAATATGTTCTCTACCATCACAGAATTTTTCATATTCAGGATGCGTCCAGCAGCCATATTCATCACGTACTACTGGTATTTCTTTAATTTCATTCATTTCTGTTCTCCCACGTTTTCAGACTTTCACCACAGAACGGACAAAATGAAACCCGCACTGGTGATTTAGAAAATTCACCGGAACGCAACATCACCAAATCAGGGCCGCGAGTTAAACTCTCATTCCAGATTTTGTATATCAGCATGAACCGCCCCGGTTTTCCTGGAGAGTGTTTTATCTGTGAACTCAGGCTGCCAGATCATCGTTTCTGATGGAAGCATAATAAGCTTTTTCTGCTTCTGCCGGAGGGATATGACCCAGCCTTCCCAGCAATCGTCGATTGTTATACCAGTCCACCCACGTGAGTGTGGCCAGTTCCACTTCTGCACGGTTTTTCCAGCTCTTACGGTGTATTACCTCCGCTTTGTAAAGACCATTGATGCTCTCCGCCATCGCGTTGTCATACGAGTCACCTGTACTCCCTGTTGATGCCAGCAGTTTTGCTTCTTTTAGTCGCTCCGTATAGGCCAGTGATACATACTGAGAACCTTTATCACTGTGATGGACTGTGCCGGACGGCCGACGGGCCCACAACGCCTGCTCCAGTGCATCCAGCACGAATGTCGTTTCCATAGACGATGAGACTCGCCACCCCACGATACATCCGGCAAACACATCAATGATGAACGCCACATAGACGAAGCCCTGCCATGTGCTGACGTAAGTAAAATCAGCCACCCACAGCTGGTCAGGACGTTCTGCCACGAACTGACGGTTTACGCGGTCGCCTGCGGAAACGGCTTTCCGGCTGACGGTAGTACGGACCTTTTTACCCCGGAGAACACCGGCAAGTCCCATAACCGCCATGAGGCGCGCCACTGTACATCTGGCCACCCTGATACCTTCGCGTAACAACTGGCGCCAGACTTTACGCACACCGTACACCTGATGATTTTCATCGTATACGCGCTGTATCTCTCTCTTCAGCCAGTCATCGCGCTGAGCACGGGCACTGCGTTTATCAGGATGATGTCGCTGTTGCTGACAGTGGTAATACGTTGACGGGGCAATATGCAGTTCACTGCATACCGGTCCGACCCCGTACTGCTCACGCAGCTTATCCAGCAGCGGCATTATTTTTTCCAGAGGCGGTCGAACTCCGCCTTCGCAAAATAAGCGGAAGCCTGGCGAAGGATATCGTTACTGCGGCGCAGTTCACGATTTTCACGTTCCAGCTCTTTCAGACGCTGACGTTCAGCGGTGGTGAGTCCACCATCACCACTCCCGGTATCCCGCTCATGCTGACGAACCCACACACGCAGAGTCTCTGGTGTACAGCCAATCTTTGGGGCAATGGAACAAATTGCCGCCCATTGTGAGTCATATTCGCCCTGACTTTCCAGAACCATACGAACTGCCCGTTGACGGACCTCGGGGGAAAAACGTGTATTTTTAGTCATCCTGTTTACCTCTTTCTCAGGGAGTTTAGTCTCCAGGATTCCCGGGGCGGTTCAGCAGACCTTTTCGCGTCGTGTATTCAGCATCATGCTCAAGGGATTTTGCCAGTGCTGCACATGGTTCTATCTTGTTGCCATTAATTTGGCATTTTGACTCACTCACTGGTTGTCTCCTTTGCGAATCTGTTCCGCCCATTCTTCAAGGGATTTCTCCGCATATTCACCGGACAGACCATCAATCGGGTGCGGTTCATTAGCCAACTCTTCTTTCGCTGACAGAATCATGCGCGTAACGTCGAAAACTTCACGTAAAGACTTATTGATAAATCCGTGATTGAACGCAGCAGCAAGACGGCTGGCGGTATAGTTAATCCCCTCGTTGCGTGCTTCCGCACGTACATCAGCCAGGAAAGCATCTGTAGCCGGGGTTTGCGGCATCCTTCCGTCTATTGCACAGATATACGCATCAGATAGTTCATCCTGCTCGCCATCAAACACGTAGCAACTCTGTACGATAAATTTATTCAGCCCCGCATTCTCCGCCGCAAGCGCAGCAAGATTAGTCTCCAGCCCTGCAATGCGTTCCTCCAGTTCGTAGACTCTGCATTGCTCTTTATCATCAATCAGATATAACCCAAGACATTCGCTTTCTACCCAACCGCCGAAATCATGATCGTAACGCTCACATGAAAACTCACCATCGCTGTCCCTTGTTGGAATGGTGTAACTGTCTAATGGGCCACCGTACGTCGGTACATTTCCCAATTTCGGATGCTCAATCCACATGAAAAATGCACGTCCGGTTATAGGGCAAATATCTGGTCGCCATTGATTACTCACTGTTTGCCTCCTGGAAAATAACTGCATGCCCCAGCTTCTCCGCCAGTGCCAGTTCTGCCTTAGCGCCTGTTGACCACTGCCAGCCTTTCAGCATGTAAATCGCATCCACACAACGAATCATTGCCATGCAAATATCCATGTAGTGTGGCTGTGTCAGCCCGTCTGGAAGTACTGCCGGGTTTAAGACTGTATGCCCTTCCCGTTTCAGTTCCTCTTCCGCATTGTGGAACGCCTCACGGTTGAAATTTTTATACCCGGTCATCGGACCAGCGATATAAACCCTTACCCTCACACCATCACCTCCTGAAAATCTCCCTGATAGAACGCCAGTACACGCTGCATAACCTCACTCTGACGGCACTCACGGCAAATTATGTTCTGGTGCCGGTCGTAGGGTTGTGCTCCGGCTTTACCCTGTTTTTGTGCTGGTTTGCGGATAACCCTTGCTTTTCTTGCCGAACTTGCCAGCCATTCACGGTAAACTCCCTCTGAAAGGAACACCCCTTTTCCGCTGACAACATACACTTCGCCCTGGCTCACCAGCATCTTCAGGTACCGGCGAATGGAATCATGTGAAGCATATGTTGTCGATGCCAGTTGTGGCATTGTCATACGCCCGTTTTTACGTACAAGGTCAACGATGTGACGCTGTAATCTTTCCCGCTGTTCTTCGGTATAAATAGCCCCCATAAACTCTCCTGAGAAAATAACTTCATAACCTCAAATCAACACTTACCCCCTGAACCCCGGCGGAATTTCGGTGTCCGGTTCAGAAATGTGATTCACGCAACGCTGTACAGGCGAACGCCCCAGACGAATAACCAGCTCATCCCATTTTTCGCGAAGCTTTGACGGGCTCATGACGTTTTTTACCCAGAAGGGATCCCGCTGCACCCGACCAAACATTTCGCAAATTTGTCTGTGAGTTCTGCCATCCAGCATCCGCATTGTGCGCACATCATTGGCCCATGCAGTCCAATTGGGTTCTTTCGGTCGCATGATTTCGCCATCATCGCTGGCAGCCTGCTCGTAAAGACTCACGATTCGTCCCCAGATCCACTGCGCACACGCTAAATCTTCCTGGCTGCCCCACTGGCGTTTTTTCGCACTGAACACAACCGCGTCAGGATGTCGGGTCAAAAAATCCTGTTCAGCCGTCTGCATGTCCGGTTGCAAAGCTTCCGGACGAGAAGTGTTTTTATTCTCTGTAGTAATCTCTGTTGTATTCTCTGTAAGATCATCAGGCCATTTTGACCCGATGACATTGTGTCGTTTTGAACCAATGGAGCGTGTCATTTTGGCCTCTTCCATCGTGTCATTTTGACCTGATGGAGCGGCGCATTTTGACCTGATGGATTCGCTCACTTTGCCACCATCTAAAAGCTCGCTCTCGTAATTAATCGTGTAAAAATTAGTCATGTCACGCTTTGATTTGTTGAGCTTTTCGCAACGCAAAAGCCCCAGCGCTTTCAGACTTGCAAATGCGCGTTTTAACGTTGACTCTGACCAGAACGGGAACTGTTCCAGCCATTGTTCTGTTGTGTTATAAATCCAGCGAACACCATCACATTCCATGCCGGAACCGGTATCTCTCAACCAGTAATGCAGCTGCTGCAACACGATGGCTTCGTTCAGACCAATTTTCATCGCCAGCTGCGTGTTAATAACCAGTGGGCGTTCAGCAAAAAGAAGACTCATAATTCCATCCGACTTTTTGTTGATATTGCTGACGATACGCACGCTTGAAAGCAATGGCTTTTTCTATAAGCTCGTCAGTCTCACGTTCCACAACAGCTGGATCCGCAAAAAGCAGCCCGGACTCCACCACATCGCCATATTCTTTGTTTAACCCGGCGATCATGTACGTAATGCTTTTTCCGTCAGTAATTTCACAATACAACCTGAAATCGCTGATCCGGATAGCCTCCATAATTGCCGGAATCAGCGCCGTGAATTTTTCACGCTTATCCCTGGTGTCGATAGCTTTCCAGCGTTCGAATATCTTCACCCTGTTAACGCCCAGCGCCCGTTGATCAACCGCGCCATCATCAAACGTGACGCGATGAACATCGATGTTCGGGCGTTCTTTCAGAGCCCAGAATGCTTCCGTGATTAATATCGTCGCCTGCTCCTGCGTCATTCCTGGTCGGCATACCCAGGCATCCAGAGCCTCGCGAGCCTGCTCAGGAGTGAATATCATTGTTCACCGCCAGTGATTCATTCGACATACACTTATTTTCACAAGGTAGTCCATCTGTTGGGTTGGGATAAATGTCAGGGCGAAGTTCGTGGGGAGTAATTTCCCAATTCAGTAATGCACAGAGTGACGACACGCGTTCAGCAGGAACCTTGCCTTTAATGAACCACTTGCCTACGGCCTGGGAGCTAATGCCAAAGTGTTTGCCAATGTCAGTTTTCGACATTTTTTTAGAGATCTTATCGTGAATTTGATTACTCATACTTTCCACCAGTACTATTAATTTCACCTACGCTACCATCAAAAACTATAAGTTTCAACACAAAACCTATAGTTTTGCTGATTGGTGAAACCTTTGGTTGTATACTTAAAAAATGAGTAAAATAAACCATCCAATATTTGCTGAGAGAGTTCGGCAAGCAATGAGCGAACATGGCTGGTCGTTAGCCGGTCTGGCTAAAAAGGTTATGCTGTCCCATACCGCTGTGCGTAAGTGGGCAACAGGAGAAACCATTGCCAGCGGAGAAAGATTAAAAAGACTTGCCGCGGTAACAGGAAAACCAGAACATTGGTTTTTTATGCCGCTAAATGAACATTCAAAGGAAGAAGATGCACCACCACTAATCCAGCTTGACGACAAAGAAAAGGCGCTATTGTCCCTTTTTAATCAGTTGCCAGAAACGGAAAAGCTGAGACTAATCATGCACACAAAAAGCATTCTTCATGAAATGGATCTTCTAAAAAACGATGTATACGACATAATCAATGATATTCAAAAACAATAAGTTACATGAAAAAAGCGCCTCCCTGGCGCTTTTTTTATCCTCACAAATAAAACTTTATGTTCCATTGCCTATTGACCAATAAAACCAATAGTTTTACCATTCATTCCATCAACAACGAACCGCATCGTTGTCAGGCTAAAGTTCCGCTACCCCGGCGTTAAGGGGAAACAGAGGATTTCTCAGTGGGCGAAGTCAAACATCAGAATGGAAGGCATCAAGGGATCAGCAAAGAAACAGCGATGGCGCTTTATATTGATATCAGCGCCATTGCCGGACAGGTAAGAGTTATCAGAGCGGTAACTAAGCGGTATGCGCCTTTACTTCAGAAAGTCTCTGGTGAGTGCACCGAAGATATTGTCAACGATTTCGTCATCGAACTGCGAGGACTCATCTTCAGTTACAAGGTGACCACAATTTTTGCAGATGGTTCCCGCGAAACTGTCAGAGCCATGCGGTTTAAAGGATGTGTCAAAGACTTCGCCGCCACATTCTGGGCAAGAAAACTTGATTGTATTCATAACCAATTTCCTCTCGAGTAACAGATCCCTCAGAGGATACCACCTCGCCTGACGTGGTTAAAAGCAGGCAACGCTAACCACAAGGAGCCGACATGCAGAAACGAGAACCCGTCATCATCGCGCCAGACTATACCGATGATGAACTTTATGAGTGGATGCACCAGAAAATTAAGGCAGCGCAGGACCTGAAATGGGCCAATGAAGCCAGGGCTAAGCAGGCTGAAAATCTGTCCGCTCTGGAGCAGGATATCACCAGGCTGGAAAAAGCAGCGGCATTAAGCATTGCCAGAATGATTACATACCCGCGTTAATAGCTAACCAACGAGGCTAATAATGGAATTTAAAGATTTACCAATGCAATTCCAGGAAATGGCAGCGAATATAGTTCGTTCCCAACTGGCGACTCTTGACCTGAGTACCGTAGAAAAAGAAACCATCGATACTATATCCGGTAACGTGCGTCGTGCCTTTATCGGTCTGTACGAAGAGAAGCAGCTCTCTGATAACCAGGATTTACATGAAAAATACTTCCTGGATCTAATGGACATCATTAATAAGGGGTTTGGCTTGTTAATGGAAAAGAAAGGGATTCGGATAGAACCCCTTGAAAATTGCTTCGTAACAAGAAGCATCAATTCTTTTGATTCAAAACAAGAGAATTAATTACAGATTTAACATGCTCTTTCTCATGATTGAAGCTCTCAGGGTTGAAAGTGCCCGGCTGAAGCGAGTCGATATAATCAACGAGATTCTTTCGTACCGTTTCATCTTTATTCATGGCAGATGCAAGGTATGAAATTGCTAACAATGTTATATCACTACGCGCCGCAGCATGCTGTAGTGTTTTATCAAAATCATTAATTTTCCGTATAAGAGAGTTAAGAGTTTCATTGACATCAAACCCCATTTCATCCTCCTGAGGGTTAGTAATTAAGGAGTTCTCCACGGGTGAGGTGGAGTGCGTGCGCCGGACACGGGTGAGCATCCGGCACTGACAGTTTACTGAAAGGATATCTCCCTGAAAAGTCAGGGCATAACGCGAAAGCGCACGGCGAAGTTGTTGGTTCATAGATAGCCTGTCGTTAAATTTTCGTCGACCGTGCGCTTCCGGTTGTGGCACTCCGCGAAATGGCGCGGCGGTAAGTATGGCGGGGTTATTCCTTCCCCGTTGAGGACACCGGGTTGTCAGGTTGACCATACGCTTAAGTGACAACCCCGCTGCAACGCCCTCTGTTATCAATTTTCTGGTGACGTTTGGCGGTATCAGTTTTACTCCGTGACTGCTCTGCCGCCCTTTTTAAAGTGAATTTTGTGATGCGGTGAATGCGGCTAAGCGCACGAGGAACAGTTAAAACCAAAAACAGTGTTATGGGTGGATTCTCTGTATCCGGCGTTAATTGTTAACTGGTTAACGTCACCTGGAGGCACCAGGCACTGCATCACAAAATTCATTGTTGAGGACGCGATAATGGAAACGTTATTACCAAACGTTAATACGTCTGAAGGTTGTTTTGAAATTGGTGTCACTATCAGTAACCTTGTATTTACTGAAGATGCCATTAACAAGAGAAAACACGAACGGGAGTTATTAAATAAAATATGCATTCTTTCAATGCTGGCCCGTTTACGTCCGATACAAAAAGGATGCTGGCAATGAATACAGCATTTGCACTTGTTCTGACATTTTTTCTTGTTTCCGAAGAGCCAGTTGATATTGCAGTCAGTGTTCACAGGACAATGCAGGAGTGTGTGACTGCAGCAACCGAACAGAAAATTCCCGGTAACTGTTACCCGGTCGATAAAGTTATTCACCAGGATAATAACGAAATCCCGGCAGGTCTTTAAAACAGTTCCGTAATAAACATCCGATTTCATTCTTATATGCCAGAAATGGCAGGGATTTGTTCACCCTTAAATCTGTAATGAGGTAAAACAAAATGAGTAAAGTCTTTATTTGCGCCGCCATTCCGGACGAACAGGCAATAAAGGAAGAAGGTGCAGTCGCTGTAGCCACTGCCATTGAAGCCGGTGATGAACGTCGCGCCCGCGCAAAATTTCACTGGCAATTCCTGGAACATTATCCGGCTGCTCAGGACTGCGCTTATAAATTTATTATCTGCGAGGATAAACCTGGCATACCCCGCCCTGCCCTCGATTCATGGGATGCTGAATATATGCAGGAAAACCGCTGGGATGAGGATTCTGCTTCTTTTGTCCCGGTTGAGACTGAATCCGATCTGATGAACGTCACTTTTGACAAGCTGGCCCCTGAAGTACAGAACGCTGTCATGGTTAAGTTCGACACATGTGAAAACATCACCGTTGATATGGTGATTAGCGCGCAGGAATTGTTGCAGGAAGACATGGCAACATTCGACGGACATATCGTTGAAGCGTTGATGAAAATGCCAGAAGTTAACGCCATGTATCCGGAGCTTAAGCTGCATGCCATCGGGTGGGTTAAGCATAAATGTAAGCCTGGTGCCAAATGGCCCGAAATTCAGGCAGAGATGCGCATCTGGAAAAAACGTCGCGAAGGTGAACGCAAGGAAACCGGAAAATACACGTCTGTTGTTGATCTCGCCCGCGCCAGAGCCAATCAACAGAACACTGAAAATTCAACAGGAAAAATCAGCCCGGTCATTGCTGCCACTCATCGCGAATACAAGCAGACATGGAAAACACTGGATGACGAACTGGCCTACGCTCTCTGGCCTGGTGATGTGGATGCCGGAAACATTGACGGCAGCATCCATCGCTGGGCAAAAAATGAAGTTATCGACAACGACCGCGAAGACTGGAAGCGTATCTCGGCATCAATGCGCAAACAGCCTGATGCCCTTCGCTACGACCGCCAGACTATTTTTGGCCTTGTCCGTGAACGTCCGATCGACATTCACAAAGACCCCATAGCACTGAACAAATACATCACCGAATACCTGACGACAAAGGGCGTGTTTGAAAATGAAGAAACAAACCAGAGCACAACTGATACTCTCCAGTCACCAGAAACACAAACTGATGCAGTGGAAACGGAAATACCGGACAACCAAAAAAACGAAACCAAACCGGAAGCCGAACCATCTGTAGAGCGTGAAGGGCCGTTCTACTTCCTCTCCACAGACAAGGACAGAGAAAAATACGGTCGCGCAAACAAACTTTCTGGTCTGGATAAGGCACTGGCTGCAGGCGCCACTGAAATCACAAAAGAAGAATATTTCGCCCGAAAAAACGGCACATACACAGGCTCACAACAAAATACAGATACAGCTGAAAAGACAGAACAACCAGAGCCGATAAAAGTTACCGCTGACGAAGTAAACAAAATTATGCAGGCAGCCAATATCAGCCAGCCTGACGCCGATAAGTTGCTTGCTGCATCACGTGGTGAATTTATTGAAGGGATTAGCGACCCGAATGATCCGAAATGGATTAAGGGGATCCAGACCCGCGATACTGTGAACCAGAACCAGCAAGAAACGGAACAGAACGACCAAAAAGCGGAACAAAACAGCCCAAATACGCAACAAAACGAGCCAGAAACGAAACAACCTGAACCAGTAGTGCAACAGGAACCGGAAAAAATCTGCACCGCCTGCGGTCAGACCGGCGGCGGCAACTGCCCTGATTGTGGCGCGGTGATGGGCGACGCAACATACCAGGAAACATTCGATGAAGAGAATCAGCCTGAAGTTCAGGAAAATGATCCGGAGGAAATGGAAGGCACTGAACATCAACACAAGGAGAACACTGGCGGCAATCAGCATCACAATAGCGATAATGAAACTGGCGAGACGGCAGATCACTCAATTAAGGCGAACGGTCATCAAAAAATCACATCCACCAGCAGAACGGGGAACCATCTAATGATCGACCTTGAAACCATGGGAAAAAATCCCGATGCCCCGATCATCTCAATAGGTGCAATATTTTTCGATCCGCAAACCGGAGATATGGGACCGGAATTTAGTAAGACTATCGATCTGGAAACTGCTGGCGGAGTCATTGATCGGGACACCATTAAATGGTGGCTTAAGCAATCACGCGAAGCGCAATCTGCCATTATGACCGATGAAATCCCGTTAGATGATGCACTGTTACAATTGCGGGAATTTATCGACGAAAACTCCGGTGAATTTTTTGTTCAGGTCTGGGGAAATGGAGCCAACTTCGACAACACGATTTTGCGCCGTTCATACGAACGGCAGGGGATCCCCTGCCCGTGGCGTTACTACAACGATCGCGATGTACGCACAATCGTTGAGCTGGGGAAAGCCATAGACTTCGATGCCAGAACGGCTATTCCATTCGAAGGTGAGCGCCATAATGCACTTGATGACGCCCGTTACCAGGCAAAATACGTTTCAGTTATCTGGCAAAAACTGATCCCGAGTCAGGCTGATTTTTAATGTTCAACCGTCGCCAGTTGTCGTTGATATTCTGCAACTGGCGCGTTCCGGAGTGATAGCCATGAGCGAACAGTACCTGATAACGCTCGACGAGTGGAAACCAAAACGGTTCAGTCTCCCAATAACAAACACTACCCTGGTGAAATACGGAAAACTAGGATACATCGTTCCAAGGCCACAAAAAATTCGTGGGCGTTGGCTGATAGATCGCCGAGCAGTATTTGTTGGGCCTGGTGAAACGGGAATTGCGCCGGAAATTCATACTGGCGATGATGATGCACTGAAGGAGATTTTAACTCATGTCACCGAGGCCACGAAAAAACAGCACTGACGTAGCCGGTCTTTACGAAAAGTTTGATCGCAGAACTGGCAGAGTTTACTACCAGTATAAAAATCCTGTGACTGGAAAATTTCACGGACTCGGAACAGACAAAGGTAAGGCAGAAAAAATCGCTTCCACAGCCAATCAGCGAATAGCTGCAGCAGAAGCTGAATATTTCATGCGCAAAATTGATGAAAGTCCGTCAGCAACAAAACGTCGGGGTATCAGATTAAAGGCATGGGTTGATCGATATCTGAAAATACAGGACACACGACTGAAAAATGGAGATATTGCAGCTACAACTCACAAAGAAAAAACTCGAATGGCTGCATACCTGGTTTCCCGTCTGGGAAACCACCCATTGAAAGAACTGGAAGTAAGAGACTTTGCATTAATACTGGATGAGTGGCTGGATAAAGACATGGTCAGCACAGCGAGAGTAAATCGTGGATTATGGGTTGATATTTATAAAGAAGCACAGCATGCAGGGGAAGTTCCTCCTGGATGGAATCCTCCGGAGGCTACCCGTAAACCGATCCCTAAAGTAACCAGAGCCAGGCTCACCATGGAAGACTGGCAAAAAATTTACAATGCAACGCCTGAAAAACACTTTATCCGTAACGCAATGCTTCTTGCGATTGTTACTGGTCAGCGCCGTGATGACATTTGCCACATGCGTTTTTCAGATGTGTGGAACGAACACTTGCATATCACCCAGGGAAAAACCGGAATGCGTCTGGCGTTACCGCTTACACTACGCTGTGATGCCATTGGGATAACGTTAAAAGAAGTTATTGATGGGTGCCGAGACAGAATATTAAGTCCATATCTAATCCATAGTCGGCACCAGAAACAACCGAAGCCGATGAGTAAAGACAACCTGAGCGACTACTTTGCCAAAGCACGGGATCTGGCTGGGATAATTCCACCAGCAGGAAAAACTCCGCCAACATTTCATGAACAACGCTCTCTATCAGAACGGCTGTACCGTGCACAGGGTATCGATACAAAAACATTACTAGGACATAAAGTCCAGGCAACCACCGATCGCTATAACGATACTCGAGGTCAGGAATGGGTTAAGTTGGTTATTTGA